CCAGATGCTGCGGCTGCGGGTGAGTTCATGGTCATCAGTGTCACGCCGCTTGCTCCACCGTCCTTAAAGACAACAGAGCCAGCGTTCGTGCCAGAGACGCCATAAACGGCTTTAATCCGGCAGCGAGCCAGATTGTTTCCGTTCTGGTCAGCCATCTGACCATCGGTCGTTCGCGGCTGTGACGCTAGTACGTCATATTGCATGGAAGCCATTTCAGCCTCCTATCAAGAAGTCGCGAACGGTGTAGCAGGAGTGCTAGTGCAAACGATCACGCCATTGACCATGTACTTGTTGGTGGTCAGAACGGTGATGGTGATGCAAGTACCAACAACGCCACCGGTGGTGCTGCCGTTCAGATTGATAAAGTCATCAGATGCGCCGGGGATGAAGCCAGCCATTGCGCCAGACGAATCAGAGTCAATCGAAAGGACAGAGCCGACGAACTTGTCAGTGCCATTCGTGCCAATCTTCAGCGAAGAAGTGGCAATGGTGGCGTCCACCCAGATGGTGAATGTCACGCCTTGATTGTTCAGTGTGTTGGGGTCAGAACCCGGGCCAGACGAGGCCGGATTGGCAGACATATTGATTGCAGGAAGAGTCAGAACGAGGTCAGCGGCGAGAGTGCCACCAACTTCAATGATCTTGCCAGCGTGTTGAGCAACCGTCAGAGAGGTGCTTGCGGTAATCGGGAGAACGTTGCCCGGGCCTTGCGAATAAAAGCCATTCAGCGAGCGAACGGGACCGTCAAAAGTAGAAATTGCCATGATCAACCTTTCGTGTTGTAGCACATCCTCTTATCGTCTCTACAAAGTCTGCTAGGTCAGTCGATAAGAGTCGGATTCCTAGATGTCAACATGATACTGCGTTTAAACGAAAAAGGGGAGAGTTTTCACCCCCCCCTTCTCATTACGCTCCGGGCGAGCCGAAGATACCGAGAGGATCGGACCAGCCGAACGAATAACGCTCGCGAGCCTTGTAGCGCACGTTGCCAGTGTCGAAGTCACCATCCATAGAGGTGTTCATCGCGGTACGGACAAAATGCTTGAGGCCGTTGGGCACATCAGTGGTCAGGAACCATGCGTTCGAATCGGTCAGGAAGTTATTTACTGTATAACCACCGGGGATCGAACCATTGTTCTTGAGCGCGTTGATGTCGTTGTTGTTGGTCGAAACACGAAGTTCGGTTTCCAACAGACGAGTTGCCACGAACTGAAGGCTCGGAGGAACGATCAGTTTGCGAGGCTTCGCGGCGATCAGCAGACCACGTTCGTCGGTCCACGCTGCGATCTGAATGACAGCAGACTCAAGAGAAGTCTCGTTCAGGTCAGCGGGGGTAGACGGCTCGTTGGAGTTGGTTCCACCAGAGACCAGCGGGTGCGCGGTCGAGAACAGTTCGACGCCATCGCCACCTGTGTAGGTAGACGAGAAGCCGTTGTTCAGGACGTTTGCAGCCTTGATCTGCTTGGTGTAAGCCATCGCACGGGCCAGAGCCTTGGTGTAGCGAGCCGAGAGAGAGTCATAGAGGTTGTCCTCGATGGCTTCTTCGGTCAGGCTGAAACCAAGAGCGATGGTTTCGTGCTGGTAGCGAGCAGTCCATGCTTCCTGTGCGTTGTCATAAGCGATGGCAGAGCCTTCGTTTTTGACCGGCGCAGCAGAGAAGCCCGACAGTTTGGTTTCTTCTTCGAAGGAACGCTCAGAGGTTTCGGTTTCGAAAATCTCTTTGTGCTGTTCACCATAGGTGGAATACTCCATGCCGAACAGGGCGTTAAGGCCCGGGAGCAGTTCCTTCAGTAGTTGGGCGCGTGAAATAGCCATTATGCACTCCTTCCAGTTGCGTTCTCATACAGGGAGATGCCGAAGTTGAATCGGACAATCACCTCTGTGTAAGAACCGGGATAGCCAGCAATGGCAGTCTCGGGCACAACATCAACAACACGAATCGGCAGAGTGGTCTCTGTGTCAGTCGTGCTGAGGACAGCGTTACGGGAATCACCGTTGGTCGTGCTGCCGGGGTTTTGCACCAGCGACACGTTTTTGCCAACAGCGGCTTGGGTCAGGAAACCAATGGTTGTGCCACTGGAAGCCACAGCGACCTTGTACAACTGATCGGGGTCGTCTTGAACATACGCCTCCATGCCAGCCACGTTCACAGCGCCGGGATAGTACTGTTTGTACACCGGTTGCGAAGTGTTCGGGTCAATGTAGGTGCAGCCAAGGAAAACACCAATCGTGGTGGCAGTTGCAGTGGTTTCGACCTTCGTGATGTTCCCGGCTGAATTCAGCGTAACCACGTCACCGTAGAAGATGGCGGTGGTTTCGTTTTGTCCAATCGGGAGTTGACGGGTCTGACCAGCATACACCTGACCACCCAGCAGGTTCACGGGAACCATGCCGTAGGGGGCAGATACTGTCGGGTAAGCCATGCTTTACTCCTTTAATCTCGCCTACCTCTGCTTGTGGTCGATTTACGCTCACTGAACATCGGCATACGAGGATCATTTTCTTTCATCAGGTTGGCGTCTACGGCTCGCGTCTGAGCGTCTGTCTGGTTGCGAACGTAATCGGTCCGCTGTTCAACAAACTCCGTCGGCGTTTTGCAGAGCATCAACCCACCAATCTCGACCAGTCCAGTGGACTTGCCGGGATATTGCAGTTCCGAGTGATCTTCCCGCTTTACCGGAATCCATCCCTCTTCCTGCTTAGACATCATGTTTCGGTCATCCGCTTGTCCCAAGATCGATTTACGAATCCAGCGGTACGAATAACCTTCTTCCCTTGCGGGATTGGGCAAAGTGGAAGGCGGTGTCCAAGCCTTCTTTCTCAACCCTTGTTCGCGAGTCTCTTGATCTCGTGGTGTGCGTTCAGCCATTTGTCATCTCCTTTGCGATTTGTTCGGCGTACTTTTCCAAGGGCACTCCAAGTCGCTTTGCAATGGCGACCTGAGTTTTTGTCAGCGTGACCTTCTTTGATCCCGCTGCACCTCTGGATGCAGGAGCGACAACGTTGGCGGCAGGCTTTGATGGCCTGAATTTGGTGGGAAACGAGTCCCGAATGCGAGCGTCTAGTTGCTCGAAATAGGCGTCCGATCCGGCGACATATCCACTCTGGACGAGTTGATCGTGGATACCAAAGGCGGCCCCTCTCATAACTGGGTCTTGGTCAAACCATTGGTTTTCCGTTACCCACTGACGGGTCCGTTCGTCAGGAACAACTTGCGGTTGTTGCCTAGTTTCTACTGGAATTTGCTGCTGTTGTAAAGGGGCTTGATAACGGGGCTGGTAATTTTCCATTTCCCGTTTGCCAACAACTGCCTCGGAGAGTTTCTTCTGGGCGGCGATCATCTTTTCGGTATCGCCTGCCTCGTAAGCCTCTTTGTACTCCCGCTCTGCCTGAGAAAGGATGGCCTCGTTACGCTCCTTGCTGGTTTCCACCAACACCCGCTCACCCTGCGACAGGCGCTCTTGCAGCATCCGGTTTTGCTCGGCGATCTGCTGGGCGTAGTTGAGGGCTTCCTGATGCTCCCGTGCCAGACGGTCTTTTTCCCGGCGCTCTTCGTGGTAAACGGCTCTCAGTTGGCGAATACGCTTCTGAACGTTGTCCGAATACTGCGAGATTTCGTCGTCGGTGACCTCGATTGCGCCTTTCGGCTCCGGTTTGCCTCGGTCCTCTGGGGGCGTATCGTCTACGATCTCGATCTCGGGTGACCCCTCGATCTCAATCTCGACGTTTGGGTTGTTGTTCTCAGACATGAATACTCCTTATAGGCGGGTAACTACCCGTGGATCGGCAACGACAGCCTCAACGGTGTCGTCGTTGATGAGACGGAACTCTTGATCGCCCTCTGGGGTGCTGATCTTGAACCTCGTCCCAGAATACGACCTCATGATGATGAAGTCGCCTTCTTTACACCAAGGACCATCGGGAAACTTGTCCGGGTCTTGGTACGCCTGTGGACCCAGTTTCATCACCAGACCCACAATCGACGCTGTTTCTTCTCGTTTTCTCTCCGTTTCCGCAATCAAAATTGCCGATCCCTTGTAGGTTTCTTCCTTCTTAGGGATGGCGATCAAGATACGGTAGCCTTGCGGCTCTGGCAGTTCCAATTGGCTGTTATCACTCATCAGGTAGTTCCTCTATGGCTCTTATTAGTCGTTGAAATGCGCGGATTTCGCCCACTATCTCTCGATAGGAGGCGTAGTCCTCAACAGGGCTGAAAGCGAGCCGATCCTTCAGCGATTCCTGCTGTCTCTTTAGTTCATCAAGAAGGTATTCCCTTAGACCCAATGTTGGCTCCTATTTTTAGACCTTCAATTCGCTGCTTGGACTCGATGGATTTCTCCGCATCCATCGCTTTTGATCCAATCTGCGCCCCTGCAATGCGCTCCTGAGAGGCGATACGCTCTCGTTCGCGCTGATCCTTCGCAACAAGGTCGGCTTCGCGCAGAGTGACATCTGCTTGATCCTTGGCCTTCTTGCGTAGAACCTCTGCCTCGCGGATGTCCAACTCTCGCTGCTGCTGTTGGATAACCGGGTCTTGTGCGGCTTGCTGCGCCACCTTTTGAGCAGCCTCTGCCTGATCTTTTGCCAGCAGTTTGTCGGACGCCGCAGCCACGGCGCGGGACAATTCCACCTCGATGTCCTCGGGCAGTTGCTCGTCCGGGGGAGGCAGCGGAACGCCGAGCATCTTCTCGATCTCGACACGGTACTGGAAGCCGATGTGCTCGTTGATGTGCGCCATCATGGCGGCTTGGATCAACTGGGCGCGTGGGTTTTGACCCACGATCTGCTGCACTTTCGGGTCTTGCATGGCATTCATGTGGACCTTGATGTGCGCTTCGTGGTCCTGATACAGGAAAGCCTTGACTGGCTTGCCCGTCATCACTGCCATGTTCTCCGAGACGGGGTTCATTGGCTTCTGATCGTCCTCAATTGGGATGATCTTGGCGACGTTCTTGATGCCCAAG